GTTTATTATAAAAATCATGAGTCCAATTACTATTTTCTCTATCTAAACCAAGTTTACCTTTATAATAGTCAGATAAAGCACTATTTTGAGTACTTTGATCAGTATTTGGATCAGTTACACTATTATTATTACTATTATTACTAGATGTATCTGCATACTCTGTATCATACTTATATGGATCAATTACAATGGTATTATTAGAACTATCATTACTATTAGAACTATCACCTTTCATAAATTCTTCAAAAGTTTGCCCACTATCACTGTAATCTACTGGACCAGTATTATTATCTGTTGAATTAAGACTATTATTAAGGTAGCTATTTATAGTATCATTAGTATTAAGTGTACCTTTACCATCATCAGTATTAGTAGTAAAGTAATTATCATCATTAAGATAATTCATATTATTTCCTTTATTATAAAATTATTAACTTTATTATATAATAAAAGAGGGAGAAAAGGAAGAAGAGAAGTTATTTTTCAGTGTATTCTTCGCCTTTAGGGAAAGAAACATTATATCTATTAACTAATTTAGCAGTTTTATTTCCAGTATTTCTACCATTTCTATCTAATTCATTTACATGTTGTAAAATCCTAGTTGATTTAGCAATAGCTACTAAACCTTTTTCTAACCACAGTTCTTGACCAAATGGAACCAATCTAGATAATTCAAAGTATTTATTACCAAAACCTAAGAAACATACTTCTTCTTCTCTATCTCTTTCGTCATTAGAAGTAATTACTACATATTGTAGTTTTTCAGCATCCATTCTTTTTTTCATAGCTTTTTGTAACATAGTTTCTGGTTTAACTTCTTTTGGTTCTTCTTGTTTTTTTGGTTCTTTAACCTTAACTTTAGTTTCTTCAGCTAGTTTATCATTTTGTTCTTGTTCAAAATCAATAATTCTTTGCTCTAATTTTTCAGCTGAGATATTTTTAGCATACTCAATACCTAATTCATCAGCTCTTTGTTTTAATTCTTTAATCATTTTATTTATCCTTTATATATTTTATATTTGTCTCTTTGGTTCCCACTAGGGGGAAAGATTAGTTATTACACTAATTTACAAGTTACTTCTAATCTTAATAGTTTTTCTGCTTCAAGAATAATACCTGCATACCAGAAATTATAACTGAATAGACCTTTAGTACCATAAGGGTTGTTAAGTTCTTTGTTATTTGGAGAAATAGCATTAAATTTAACTTTACTATGACCTTTAAGACCTACTGTAGCAAAACATCCTTCAGTAACAACTAATACTGGGAATGCATCATAGTGATATTTATCATCATCATTACCTTGACAATCGGCACCTACACTTGAATAACACACTGCACTTGCTGCAGAACCATCACCAACCATATGACCTTGATGTCTATATGTCATTGCACTTTCAGATTCAATAAATCTCATATCATATAGTAAACCAAATTCACCTTCAGCAACATTAGTAGCATTAGCATATCTGTATACTGGGATATACTTATCAAGACCTTCTAAATCATATTTAATTTCAGGACCTACGATAGAATAATAAGCACTATTTACTGTTTTAGTATCAATTTTAGTTGAACCAGTAACCATTTTAGTATGTTTTTTAGCTCTATATTTAACTAAATCTTTTACAGATTTTCTTACTAATGTTTCATCAATAGCATATTCTCCTGATGAAGCATCATCACCACCACCTAATTCACATCTAGTTGTAGCAATTCCACCATATTTAACAAATGTTCCTGCTAACATATCTAATTGAACTAAATCTTCATATCTTCTTCTAGCTCTATCACCTAATTCTTCTCTATATCTAATTTGAAGTGCATCTTCAGAGAACATTTCAACTTCATCAGTATATTCAATCATTTCACCATATCTACTTAAAGAAGTACTCATAGTAACTTTTTTGATTGAGAAGCTATTTGCTGGTCCAGAACCTTCATCTAATCCAGGAAGTCCATTAGTAACATCAGTAGCATCTCTTCCAGAGTAAAGACCATTTGGATTACCTACAAATTTACCATTATCATCTACAACTTTATTATCTAATCCCCATAACCATTTACTGATTTTGAAATTCTTACCGTATTTAGTTGGCATAGATTTTCTATCTGCTAACATTTGATATACATTTTTAGTAGTAGCAGCTCTAATACCTGCTCTATCATAAAAATGTGTAATAGTATTATTACCTTGTGAACTCGGTGTACCTGTACCATATTGATTAACTGTAATAGCCATTTAATTTCCTTTAAATTCGATCCATAATAGAATTATAAATTATACAAAGATTCATACTCGTCATCACTCATATCAGCATAATTTACTTGATAATTGCTCATGTCTTGTTTAGGTTGTTGTTTTTTAGTAACTCCAACACTAGCTCTTTTTTTACTAATTCCATTATTTCTCTGTGTTTGTATTTTATCTTCTGTTTTTTGAACAGTTTGTGTTTTTAATTTTTGAGATACCTTATCAGCTGCTTTACTATATAACTCTAAAAATGATTCATTACCTGAACCAAGTAACTTCATTTTAGTCATTTCTGGTTCAATATCATAAAAGATTCCAGATTTTATATCATTATGTAAAGCTTCTATTAAATTAGGTTTATCTAAAAATTCCTGTCTACTCGTATCATCTAACATTGTAGATATAACTTTTTCTGTAACTTTGAACTCTTCATCTTGAGCCAAGTTAGAAACTATATCATTAACTTCAACTACTTTTGGATCTGGTGCATAGTTATTAGGAATATAATTAACTTCTTCTGCAGGGTCAAATTCTTCATAAATATCTAAATCCACATCTTTAATTAGTTTTTTTACTGCATCTTTGTTACCTTGTTTGATATCAGACAATAGGTTTAAATCATCAAGAGTCAGTTGTTGTTCTTGCATTAATTCTATTGCAGATCTAAATGGTTTAATATTCTGCATTTTTTGGGTGTAGTTAATACCCTTAGAGGCTAAAGTATATAACTCTTCAATATCTTCTATAGGTATATCTTTACCATTAGCTTTTAATGGTTTAAATTTACTAGAAGGTGTATTTTCAAAGTCTTTTTCTTCGCTTGGTTCATTAGAATCCTGTTCAGGTTGTTCTAATTTCTCTGGCTCTACTTCTTCATCATCCCCTAATTCTTTGTTAATGGCGTTTAAATCTGAGTCATTAGCTTCTACAATTTGCTCATTATTACTATCATCTTTTAGCTTATTGTATTCTTCTTCTAATTCTTCATCAGACTTATTCCACATAGCATCTTCAGATTGTTCTACTACTTCTTCTATTTCTTCTTCTTTATTTACTTCAGTACTCATAGTTTATCCTTTATTAATTTTCTTCATCAATTTCAGGAGTATCTACTTCTTCAGCAGTTTCATTAGTAAGATATTCACCAGTTTGTTCAATATTAATTAGGAATAAGTTAAGATTAGATTTAGCTACTAATTCTTCCATAACATCTGGTCTTTCACCATTCTTTTTAATTGCTGGATGAGCCAATAAAGATACATTATCTAAAACTGATGCTTTAAGATATTTTTCTTTAATAACTAATTTAAAGTCTTCATTTTCATTAAGTCTTTTAACTGCTTCATATAATGCTAATGCTTCTTCTTGTACTTCTACTTCATTTATTTCTTCATTCATTCGATATCCTTTATTTATTTATTGCATTGGTTGTGCTGGAGCTTGTCCTGCACCTTGTTGTTGTTGTGCTTGTTGCATTTCTTGACCATGTTGTTGAATATATGCCATTACTATTTTTTTAACAGTTGATGGAATATTTGGATCATTCATAATATCTTGTAAAGAAACTTTACCTTCCATTATTGCTTTAATTATTTGTACAGCCATTTGTTGTACTTGATCACCACCTGCTGGTTGACCACCTTGAGGTGCTTGACCTTGTTGTTCTGGTCCCATAATATATCTCCTTTAAAGATTTAAGTTATTATATATAAAAAATGAGTAAAAAGTCAAATTATTTGCTTTTAGTATTCATTTCCATACCATTTTTAATTGCCATTGACATAAAACCAGATTTAGCCTTCAATAATTCGCTATCTAATTTAGTTTTATTATTTTCTTTAGCTTTCTGTAAATCACTCATATGTTTTAAGCTATTAAGTTCCATTTCTTGTTTATAGTCAGTACCATTTTGTTTATGTGTAAAATCTAAATCAAGTAAATCAGATTTACTTTGTGCTTCTTTAGCTTTAGCAGATTTAAGTTCATAATCAGCTTCATTTTCTTTAGCACCAGCTTGTTTAAATGCAATTTCAGCTTGCATTTTTTGTAACTCAAGTTCTTGATATTTTTGTTTAATTGGATCAGGTTTTGGTTTAAATTGCTCAAGTTTACTTGCTAATTCATCCATATTTTTAAGTCTAGCCATTTCAGTCATAACTATCTTAGTTAAATCAAATGGTAAGTTATTACCTAATGTCTGTAACAAGAATGCTAAGTCTTTTGATTTAGCTTCATTAACTTGATTAGTTGATATAGATACTTTAAAATCTACTATTGAACCAAGAGTATTACCATCTCTACTTTGAGTATATGGTAAAGTAGTTATCTTCTGTACTTCTTCTGGTTCCATAAATTCATAACAATATTGTAACCACTTTCTTAGTAATGGTTTAATTGCTGTTTCAGCAATATTTCTAACTATATCCATCTCTCTAATAGCACCATTCATTAATTTATTTGATTTACTTGCACCTGTATCACCAAATGCTTGTGAACCAGTAGCACTATCTTGACTAAATGAGCTTAAATCATCTATATCATGATTAACTATTTGTAAAGTATCAAATACCCCTTTATTTAAAGGAGTGTAGTTACCTTGATAAAATTCATTAGGTGAAATATTATATTCAAATGTTTTACCCTCTAAAAATCTTTTCTTATTTAAAGCATCTAGATTACCTTTTCTAACACCTTTTTGACTTGAATTACTTTGAGCCAAATCATCTATAATACCTCTAACAATACCAGTTTTAATCTTTTGTTGGTCTTCTAGTATATCAGCCATAGATAAACCATAGATACTAAAAGGTTTTTTAGAATATACAGTAGGTATAAAAGGTATTTCTTTATCAGGATATGGATTATCTTCTAATCTAACTATAGTATCTCCAATCCAACAACATACTATAGGTTCAGCTACACCATCCCCATTAATATCATAATTACCCCAGTATTCATATATAGTTACTTTTTTTCTTGCAGTATCATCAAAGTTAAACATTTTATTTTGAATATTATTCTTATCTCTATTAAAGTTAAAATCACTATAATCATTACCAGCTATGTCTATTAAAGAACTATCTATATCTTGTTTAACTTTATCTAAATTTTTATATATACCTGATTTAGTTAATTCACTTAATGATGTTTCAGTTTTATGAACCAAGAATTGTACATCTTCCCATTCACTAGCACTTGGATCAATAAATATATCTTCATTTTTACATATAGTAGCTGTAGGTTTATTAACTAATACTTTTTCTCTCTTAGTTTTATAATTACCTAAATGTATTTGTGAACCAACTGAAGTAGTATGTATTAAAGGTACTTCTTCTTCTATTTCAACTGATTGATAATCCCAACCTGTTCTTATAAAAGCTGTACCTTCTATTTGTATAGTTTTAATTAGATTAGTCATAAACTCATATCTATTAAAGTTTCTAATAAACTGAAAATTAATTAATGCTTCAGACTGTAAAGTAAATATCTT